CGATCTGATTTTGATCTATAAATAGTTCATCAGGGTTCAGCGCCTTCAAAAGTCCGTGGCAGTAGTCGTTGTTCCAAAACAACTTTCCATCTGCTACCTTATAATCATAGTCAGGATGTCCCCAATCACCATATTGGTGCATCAAGGGATTCCACACTTTCTTTTGAAAGTGAATGACCCATGGTTTAGTATTGAATGATTTCTTCTCTTTCTTTCCGACAAGAAGGTCCTCAAATAATATCGGTCGGGATTGCCTTTTGGCAATTTCCGACGGATATATCCAACTATGGTACTGGTTGTTGGATTCCACACCAGTCTTGACCGCTTGCGGTACCGTAGTATATTCTTCTGGTTCAACATACATAGCATTCGGTAGAATACTATGCTCAGCCCTCCAAGAAACGTCTCGGAAACCCGTTGTACCAATTATTCTTGAAATGTCACCGTAGGTAGCGGTCCGGTATTTACCGGAGCTGGCTTTAGCCTTCCACTCCTCCTGAAGGACCAAAGATCTTGCTTTAGCAAGCTTGGATCCTCGAGTATTGTCTGACGTGTTGAGTTGTCTCAACAAACGCAGTCCATCACTGACATTTTCACCCATGCTCGCAGCGTGAAGAAGACATTGTACGGGATACGTACTCTTCTTAATGTTGTCGAGCAGATGTTCATCCAGCCCCAATCCAAACCCTCCTAATATAGGAGGTAGAAGGACGTTATAAAACGCCTTAGGATTGGTTGCTTCTTTAGGCATAAGCGGTCCCATTCTTCGAATGAATAACCGCTGGATCATCTCTATTTTGTCTTTAGACATTAGAGGTTGCCAGGAGAGGAGCTTCTTTAAGTCCCTCGCCTTTCCTATTGCCGAATTTTTGTTATCAGCCGTGTCCTGTACGGACGTTCCCCTTTCTAGGAGTCTGACTTTAACTGAGTCAACGATGATAGCTTTTTCGTAGTCGATTTTATCCTTCCTTTTAACCATTTCTTGGTAGGGGATGATGTTTTCGACATTAATAAGTCTCTCGCAGTAGCGTACTAATTTCGATGAAATTCCGTGCTTATCTGGTGAGATTTCAGATCCAGACTTAAGGTGATTCTCGGTTATCAGATTTAGATAGCCTACTGGCCCGACGGCCAGGTGATCGTCACCGCCTATGTGGATAAGAGACCAATCTGGTCTGTTTACGTGACCATCAGGCACGTTCCACGTCTGTTCACTAATTCCATGGTATTGTATGAACGATAGTTCTTCAACACATAGATTTAAAAGGGTCAATGAGGGCTTCGCCAATGGCTCCCCCATGAAGATTCCCGTAAGGGCAAGCACTAGCTCGCCGTCATCGGTAAACTCAACCCATCTAGGACCTATAAGGTCTAGTACAAATTCTACATATCCTTTCTGGTCTTCGAAACCGAATCCCTCTAGGAATCGCCTTATCATACCACGACATAGGTCGTGTTGAGAGGCGTTCGTAGCATTCTTAAGATCACTTGAAAGTACTTTGTGTACTGAAGGATCAATTTTAATCTTTG